GAAGCATCAACGGTGCTTCCGAATCATGGTGGAACTCGTATGAGGAAAACACTGCTGGTGCTTTGACACTTGCTCAAATGACGACTGCCTATAACACTGTCAGTGTTGGTAACGATCATCCTGACATGGTTCTTGGTACTCAGACTTTGTTTGAAAAGTATGAGTCGTTGCTTCAACCGCAACTTCGCTATACCGATACCAAGACTGCTGATGCAGGCTTCCAAAACTTGTTGTTCAAGGCTGCTCCTGTGGCTTATGACGTTGATGCTCCTGCTGGAACGATGTACTTCTTGAACAGTAAGTACATCACTTTGGTTGGTCACTCGGACAAGTGGTTTGAAGTTACGCCGTTCGTTAAGCCTGAAAACCTTGACGCTCGTTACTCGCTCATCTTGTGCTACGGTAACCTCACGGTCCGTAACCGTAAGAAGCAGGGTAAACTTACGGCTAAGACTGCCTGAGTTTTTCCGACAAGGAATGCAGAGAACCCACCCCGAAGCGGTTGCTTCGGGGTGGGTTTTTTGTTGTTATGGGTAACGTTTATTTGATCTTATAGGAATCTATTTTTAAGGAGTTGCTATGAAGGCTAAGCCCAATGGTGGTAAGACAAAAAGTGCAGGTTCACCGCAGGCTGCTGCTGAACGTCAAGTTCGTGGTTTGTATGCAAAGGCTGTAGCAACTGGTAGTCGTAATGCAACTACCAAGAAGCGCATGGATAAGGCTGGCATGGCTGCTCTTGGTGGATACCTCAAGGCTTCGGATGTTAAAGGCAAAGGTCGTTCTGCTGCTGCAGGTCGTCGTGTTGAAAACATTAAGAAGTTGACTGCTGGTCAACGCAAGGCTGCGAACACTGGTCGTAAAACTCTTCCTAAAACAAAGTAGGTAACGATTCAGCCTAGTATTGATGGCTGGAACACCTATACATTCTTATTACGGAGTACCTGCAACACGGGACTCACGACCTTATGCTACCGCAGACGCAGCACCTGCGCCTGCTGGTGGCATGCCTTACTTGGGACACACTCGTTGTATCGCCAATGAAGAGACATGCCAAGGTGCTCGTGCTAAAGGCACTGACTATTGCATAGGTCATCTACGACAAAAAGCGAAGGAGCAGGCTGATGAACAAGTCTGAAATTCGTTCTAAGATTCGTGAGATCGTTGATCTTGATGAACAAGATTTGTCTAACACTCTTCTTGATATGTATATCAAGGATGGGTTTGATCGCATTATTGCTTTGGAGCGACGTTGGCCTTTTTATCAGAAAACGTTTACGTTAAACACTGTTCCCGATCAGCGTGCCTATGCCGTTGATACTGTCGGTGATGGCAACTTGCGTGAAATTATTTCTCTTGTTGATACTTCTACGGTTGGTAATCGTTTGGAGTTTATTGCTTATGATGACGCTGAGGCTGTTTGGGTTGGGTCTTATGATCAAGTTTCACGACCTTTGTATTTCACTTTTTGGGAAGATCAGATTCATCTTTGGCCCAAACCTGATGCTGTTTATCCGCTGGTTGTTCGAGGTTACCGAAAGCCGACTGATTGGTCGGCTTCGGATTCTACGGAAGTTGACGCAGACGAACGTTTACATCAGTGTCTTGTGTACTACGGGGTTGCGCAAGTGTACCAGTTGCAAGAAGACATCGAGTTGGCTTCTTACTATAGAAAAACGTTTGACGAAGCAGTAAGACTTTCTGCTGCGGACATTATGCGTCCTTCGTCGCAACGTCCGCTTGCTTTGTCTGATGGTGTTCCTCATCCTTCTCGTCGTTGGTGGTTGCAATCACTTGGTAGGACTCTTGGTCAATGAGTCGTTTGTCGTTGCTTCGTACAGATGACTTTACTGGTGGGCTTAATCTTCGTGCTGATCCTTTCCAGTTAGGTCGTACTGAATCACCTGATCTACTGAACGTGGATATTGATCCACGTGGTGGTTTAACTGTACGTGGTGGTATGACGAAGTTGAATACTTCTGCTATTGGTGGGATAAGTAATGGTTCGTTTACTCCCAAGGCGTTGTACGCTTGGGATAATGGTTCGCCACGTCTTTTGTTATCTGCTAATGGTGTTGTTTATGGTGCGTCGACAACAGCGTTCTCTACTATAGGGGTTAATACGACTGCACCTTTTGGTGCGTCGTTTACTTCGTGGTCTGCTAGTACTGAAAGTTTTGTTTATATTGGTACTGGTAGTAATACTCACAAGTGGAATGGTACTGGTACTGCTACTTCTTTGATTGATGCGAGTACGGCGTATGCGGATGATTATGCTTCGCCTGTTACTGGTTATGCGCCTTTTTGCCGTTATATAACTTCGCATGTTGATCGTTTGTGGTGTGCGTATGTGACTGAGGGTGGTACTGATTACCCTAATCGTGTTCGGTTTTCTCATCCGATTAATCGTGAGTCTTGGGCTACGAATGATTACATTGATATTGTTGAGGGTGGTTCGGGTATTACTGCGATCATTCCTTTTAACGGCAATCTTCTTGTGTTCAAGAAGCGTGCTGTTTTTGCGATCATGGGTTATTCAACTGACACGTTCCAAGTTATTAACTTGACGAATGAGGTTGGTGCTGTTAATCCTTTGAGTGTTGTGGCTACTGAGACTGCTGTGTATTTCTTTTCTTGGCCTGATGGTTTGTTTAAGTATGATGGTCAGCAGTTCAGCGATTTGTTTACATCTATTCGTCCTTTGGTGCAGTTGGGGCAAGTTAACAATATTGCGCAGGATGAGATTCGTGTTGCGAGTGTTAATCAAAAGGTTTGGGTTTCGTTGCCTTTGGGTGCTGATACGAAGGCTACGGCTTCGTATATTTATGATCCTTCTCTGAAACAAAGTGGTGCTTGGACTAAGTATCAGACTTCTGATGGGAAGGGTGTTGGTAGTGGTTGCGATTTTGTTACGTCAACTGGTACGACTTACAATTTGGCTTGCCATCCTTCTAATGCTTATGTGTTGAAGGTTGACCAGTTGAGCGTGTATCAAGATGATGTTGGTACTGGTGCTACTAACTTCAGTTCGTATTACACGACTCCTTGGCAGGACGCTTCTAATGTGTCTGCTCGTAAGATGTGGCGACGACCTGACTTTGTTGTTAAGCAGACGAGTGTTGCTACTGATTTAACTTTGAGTGTTTATCATGATTGGGAAGAGTCGATTGTGGCTAAGACATATATTTTGTCGTTGGATGCTTCGGGGTCTTCTCTTATTTGGAATCCTCTTGGTACTGAACCTGATGGTATTGCTGGTTGGGATGAGGCTAACTGGGGTGCTAGTGCATCAGGTGCTGCTTTCGCTGTCGGCAAGTCTTTAGGACTTGCTCGCAGCGTTCAAATCAAAATCCAAGGTGAGGGTGGGAAACCTTGGGGTGTTAACTCTATTACTTATAAATATAATCCGAGGAAGGTGCGTGCCTGATGGCTACTGCTGCTGTTACTTATACGTTCGCTAATGGTACTAATGCTGATGGTACTCAGGTTAACTCTAACTTTACGAGTGTTGTTAACTTTTTGAACACTGAGGTTGTTCAGCGTGACGCAAGTGTTGCGTTCACTGCTATTCCTAGTTTGCCTGCTACTGATCCTACGACTGATAATCAGGTTGTTCGTAAAGCGTATGTGGATAACTATACGCCTGCTGGTGTGATTACTCAGTATGGTGGTAGTACTGCGCCGACAGGTTGGTTGTTGTGTCAGGGTCAGGCTATTAGTCGTACTAACCCTTTGTACACTCGTTTGTGGGGTGCTATTAGTACTAACTATGGTGCTGGTGATGGTACTACTACGTTTAATGTTCCTAACTTGCAGGGTCGTATTCCTGTTGGTAAGGATGCTACGCAGACTGAGTTTGATGTGTTGGCTGAGACTGGTGGGTCTAAGACAAGTACGTTGACTACGGCGAATTTGCCTTCTCACCAACACGGTGTTGGGACTATTGCTCCCAACACTATTGCTGATCACATTCACGCTCATACTCTTGCTATTGGTAATCACAGTTCTGCTCACACGCATACTATTGGTCACACTCATGGTATGACTTCTACTGGTAGTACTACTACTACTGGTGGACATAATCATGGTTTTACTAATCTTACTAATGTTTTGGGTTACATTTTGCATACAAATACGTATGGCACATATTCAATTCCGCAACATGCTAATGCTGGAGCATCTCCATTAGGAATTAGTTATGCAGGTGTTGCTGCAATTGACAATGGCGCACATAACCATGATGTTTCGGTGTCGGGTACTACTGGTAGCCAATCAACATCTACTAGTGGAGGCGAAACAGGTTTCGCTGCAATGGTACACACATTCAGTGGTTCAATTACTGCTGGTGGTGGACATACGCACACGATGAGTGGTTCTACTGCTCTTGAAGGTAGTGGAACAGCGTTTAGTAATCTTGCTCCTTACATTGTGGTGAACTACATCATCAAACTATGACCAAGTGGACAGCACCCGATATTGCATCCATTCGTGGTGACAATAGTAGACCTCTGCAAAAGATCTTTGGATCTTTAACAGAGTATCTTAAGGACTACCAAAACACTCTTGAGACTGAGAGTGCAGAATCGTCACAGACGTTTGTACGCAATGGTGAAGCGACGACATTGACTATTGGGACTGTTGTCTATTTGGATGCGCAACAGGGCGACAGGGCTACTGTTAAACGTGCAATAAATACGAGTGATGCTACGAGTGCTAAGACCCTTGGTGTCGTTGCTCAAGATATTCCTGCTAATAGTGATGGTCTTGTGACTACGTTAGGTTATCTTTATAAGTGTAATACTTCTGCGTTTACTGCTGGACAAACTTTATATTTGGGTGCTACTGCTGGTACGTTTACTGCTACTAAACCTTATGCTCCTAACCATCTTGTTTATGTTGGTGTTGTTGTTCGTGCTAATGCTGGCAACGGCATTATTTATGTTCGTTGTCAGAATGGTTATGAGTTAAACGAAATTCATGATGTTCAGATCACGTCGCCTGCGGCTGGCGATCTGATTATGCGTAATGGTTCTAACTTGTGGATTAATACTCCGCAGACTTCTATTACGAAGGTTGGTACATTGACTGCTGGGACTGTGCCTGCTTCCTTATTGAGTGGCACTACGCTTCCTGCTTCTATTGTTTCTTCTTCTTTGACTAGTGTAGGTACGTTGAGTTCGGGTTCTATCCCATCAACATTGCTTACTGGGACTGTTGCTTCTGCAAGGTTGAGTGGTTCTTATACGGGTATTACTGGCTTGGGTACTTTGTCCAGTTCTTTAAGTATTAACCTTGGTGCTTTGGGTACTACTTCGGGTAACACGCTTACACATTTTTCTCGTATAGCAACGACAACAAATACGGACACTCTTGATACACGTTTAATTCGTGGTGCTAATGGTTCTGATTGGTCGTCTGCTTATTGGCGTATAGGTCGTTTGGTTGATGCAACTCGTATGGGTTTTATCCAATTTGGCGATACTGGTAGTTCGCAAGATGTAAAGTTTGGTATAGGCACTACTGTTTATGGAACTGTAAACACAAGCGGTTTTGCTGGGGCAGGTTCGCAGTTAACATCTTTGAACGCAAGCAACTTGTCCTCAGGGACAGTTGCTTCTGCTCGTATTAGTGGTTCATATACAGGTTTTACAAGTATTACGGTTGATGGCCCTTCGTCTGCGGCTTTCACTCTTGGTGACTGGTCAACAAACGCAAACTATGGTGGCGTTGTAGGCAACAAAGGTTATTTACTTATTGGCAATAACTCGGCTGATTCTGGAATTTACCTTAGAACTTCTACTGCTTCAGGGCCTGTTTACATTGGCACAAGTAGCACAGACACACTTACTGTAACAACACAAGTTCTTTATCGTGGCAACATTTCATTGGCAGCAAACAACACCTATCAATGTGCTGCACTCCCTGCTTTTGGTTTTAACGCTTGGGCTGGCGTGTCGTCGTACAACTTTTATAACGCATCAGACATTCGCTACAAATCAAATGTTGAAGAACTGCCATTAGGACTTGACTTTATAAAATTACTAAACCCAATTGAGTTCACATATGTATATCCCGAATTTGGCGAAGACAGCAACACCCCAACTTCCACAACCGAAGGAAGCCGACTGCGCGCTGGTCTATCAGCGCAAAATGTGAAAGAAGCATTAGAAACAGTAAATGCAGGCGACTACAACTTTTGGGCATTAGCCGATAAAAACAATCCCGAATCATTCCAAGCGTTGGACTACATAGGTTTAGTAGCACCAATCATTAAAGCAATACAAGAGTTAGACGCACGACTACAACAATTGGAGACAGTATGAACGAGCAATCTCAGGTGGATGCGAACAAAGTTATTGAGTCTTTGCTACGACAGGTAGCGGAATATGCTCAGAAGGTTGCCTTGTTGGAGGCTTTTGTGGCTTCTGTGGATAAGGGTGAGGGTAACGAAAAGGGTGATTAGTGATGGCTTACACTGATTTAGGTTTAAATTATGAACCGAGGAAGCGTGCTGCTACCCAGCAGCGTGACGCTTCTTTGGCGATGAATGCGTTTAGTCGTATGCTGTCGCAGCAGCGTGGTTCTCGTGATTTGATGGCTACTGATAAGGCTGCTTCTCGTGGTCTTGAGGGTTTTGGTGCTGGTTACGCTAAACGTGGTTTGCGTAACAGTGGCATTTTTAGGGGTGCTGCTTCAGACTATTCGCAGAATTGGATGAATCAGCGTAATGATCAGTTGGATGCTTTGCGTCAGCAGTTGGCTCAGTATGACTTGCAGGATGCGCAAAGTCAGGCTGGATATCAGAATGAGTTGAGTGATATTGAGTTGGCGAAGCAGCGTGACATTTTGTCTACGGCTGCTTCTTTAGCGGGCTTGCGCCCATTTTTAGGAGCGTGAGTTATGGCTACAGTTGATCAGATGGAACGGGAACGTAAAAGGACTGTTGGGAAACCTACTGCTACTACTCCTCCGAAGGGTAGGGGTGGTGGTGTGCAACCTTCTTTTAGTGCTCAGGTTGAGGGTGTTGCTGCTCCTGCTCGTGCTGCTGCTGATATGTCTTGGATGAAAGATCCTAGTGTTTCTCCTTTTGTTTCTGAAGGAACTGCTCAGGGTTATAGTGGGAATACTTTAAGAGAATATGTTTTGGGTCGTGCTCTTCCTACTGGTTTGAACTTTGGTACTACAACTAAACCTAAGCCTTCAACTTCGGGTGGTGGTGGCACTATGACTACTCAGTCAAACGCTCCTTTGATGTCGGCGCTTAGTGGGTATGCCAAAAATATGGGTGCTAATACTGGGATGGATTCGATCAACAATTTGTTTAGCAAATTGTTGACTGATGTTCAGGGTCGTGGTCAGTCTCAACAGGATGCTATTAATCAGTTTTATGGTGGTGCTGAAAGTCAACTGGCTGGGTTAAACGCAGATGCTTTGAATCAGTTGCAGTCTATGTACAATCAGATTTCAGGTGAGATTGGTACTCAGGCTGATGCTGGTCGTGCCACTATTGATGAGAGCACTCAGCGTGCTTTGGCTGCTCTTGGTGGTCAGGCTAATCCGTATGCAGGATTGCAGATGGCTGCTTCTCCTGCAGTGACTGATCCTATGGCTGCTTATAGTCAGGCTGTTGGCGCACCGCAAGGTGGCATACAGGCGTTGCAGGATATGTTGCAGTCTCAGAATGCGGCGACAGGTGGAGGGTTCAGCAATCTTGCTCAGTTGTTGGGTGCTTCTCAACAGGCTGCTCAGCAGTCTCGTATTGGTGATGTGAATGTGGCTCGTGCTGGCGCTCAGCAGGATTTGAGTGCTAATCAGCGTGCTGCAGCGTTGCAGGCGTTGCAGCAGTCTCAGCAGGCTCGTCAGGCTCAGCAGGGTACGTATATGCAGCAGTTGCTTGGGTTGGGTCAGGGTCGTTTGCAAGCGAACTTAGGTGCTCAGCAGGGTATGGGCGATTTGTTGAATCAGTTGCAGCAAGGTCAGTTGCAGGCTCAGTTGGGTCAACAGCAGAATACGCAGGGTCGTCAGGATCAGTTGATGCAACAGTTGTTGGGTCTTGCTGGTCAGGGTGTTGATGTGTCGCAGATTATGGCGCTTCTTGGAGGTCAATGATGGCTGTTAATGATCCTTTGGCTTTGATCCAATATTTGCAGAGTGGTTCAGGTTCTAAAACTCCTACTCCTGCTCAAAGTTTGAACTATCAGCAGGACATTATGTCGTCGCTATTTAATCCGCAGTTCGCTGCTGCTTACGGCATGTTTGATCCTGTTGGTTTAGCACCTGCTCCTTTTCAGTATGCGACACCAGTTTTGACTGGGTCGCTAAACAGTGCTACTCCTATTTGGCAGGAAGTTGCTCAAGCGATTATAGATGGCACGATTGATCGTCAGAATGCGATCAGTGCTGTTGCTGAAGCCTTGGGTGTTGACGAGTATTCAAGGGGCGCTGGTCTTACTCTTGATGATGTTAAGTCACAAATTGACTCAATGTTTAAAGAGGCTGGAGATAAGCAGAACGCTTTTGCTGATTATGAAACTAAGTTGCGTGAGGATGAGCAAAGCAACATTTATGGTAAGGCTGGGCTACGACAGCCGTACGAACAGTACACGTTGCAGGACGCTCCTTATAGTCAGGAGTTGCGTGGTACGCAGTCTGACTTAGAGAACATGGTTCGCATGTTGACTATAAGTGATAAGAATCGTCGTACTAATACTGCTGCTGATACTCAGGCTATTTATAAGAAGATGATGGAACAGGACAAGGCTGCTCAAGAGGCTATCCCTAATAAGTTGATACCTCAGAGTCCTGATGATGCCAAGGCTTTGGCTAAAACGCTTGGTGTTGACGAGGGTTGGATGAAAGGTATTTACGACAAGAGTATTGGTCTTGGACCTGTTGAGATTTATGACCAAGAGCAACAGAGGTATGTTCTCAAGGAGTACACTCCAGCAGAAAAAGAACAGATCTTTAGAAATCTCATAAGAAATGAGAAGAATCAGGATCTTAACCCTATCAGTGACTTGTTGGCAGGCAAGGATGATGAACGTGCTGCCAAGGTTAAAAATTATCTTGAGAGTGGCAAACCTTTAATTAGTGGTGGACGCAACGAGAGTGTCGATCAGGCTGGTCGTCGTGGTATGGCTATGTCAATGGAGGCTGCTAAGAAGGCTAAGGTTAAGAACACTGATCAGTATGCTTCTGCGCAACGTTTTGCTGCAGAACAAAAGGCTAGAGAAATTGAGGCTCGCAAGTTGGCTGAATTACGTAACCTGATGGATGCTGGCAGAACGCCACTTGGGGATCAACTCAATGATCGTATGGCTCTTTTCGGTTTAGGTAACAGTCTGTAGTATTATTGATGGCTGTTTATAATCCTCGTTTAGACATTGCTCGTGCTGCCCAGCAGCAAGCCAAATCTGCTTCTGTTCAGACACTTCAAAGTGTGCTGAACAAGCAGACTATTGGTAGTACCCTCCGTAAGGACTACACAGGTGGCGCTGGTGCGCAAGGTCCACCTGATGTTGGTGGCTGGAAGGGTTTCCTCACTGACGTTTTAGAGTCACCTGTTGGTCAGGTTGTTGCTAAGGCTGGGGAAGTTATTTCTATTCCTCAACGTATGTTGATTTCTCCTATCAAAGAAATCAAAGACTTTTTAGATAACGACCCTAATACGAAGGCTTCGTGGGATGACCTTGGCAAGCAAGTCTTTGATCCTACTTTTGGTTTCGGTAAGGTCATTGGCGACCTTACCGATAACGCTTGGGTTAATCGTGGTTTAGGTTTTGTTGGTGACGTTCTTCTTGACCCATTGACTTATGTGACGTTGGGTGGAGGAAAGATCGCTGCTGGCATGAAGCAGTTGGATGAGTTCGGCAATGTCATGAAAGGTGCTAAGGGCATCTCAATGACTGGCAAAGAGGGACGTTTGGCTCTCGCTACACGCTATCTAGATAAGGGTGGCGATGCTAGTAAGGCTGCAGCAATTGCACGTTATGGTCGTTCTGCTCTTGACGCTAAAGACTTCACTGATCTTGCTTTGGGTGTTGATCGTGCAGGCTTGTACTTCATGGGTAAGCGTATTAAGGGTACGACTCGTTTGGGTGAGGGTTTTGAAAAGGGCTTTACGTCGATGCGTACGTGGAGTGGCGATAATGTGTTTAAGCGTGCTTCAGAGTTGTTTACTCCTGAAGACGCTGCTGCTGCTCGTAGAGCGTTGGCTCGTGGTACTGCACCGCCTGAGCGTGCAGAAAAGTATTTGCGTACTGTTATCTCGTTGAATAATCATCGTGCTGAGTCTGCTAAAGAACTACGTTATGCTCAGGGTGAAATCTATAAGATGGTTGAAGACATTGGTACGGGTGAATGGAAACTTCACTCCAAGAATGTTTATAAGATTCTTGAAGGTCAGCCCAGCACCTCTGTTGGTGCTGCGCTTGACGCAGAGACACGTATTGCTGAACGTGTTAAGCAAATGTTTGGTGACTTGTGGAGTCGTGTAGATAACTCTGCTCTTGCT